GGTAACCCTTCTTGTGTTTCGGAAGAAAGAAAGAAGATAATTTATCTAGTTCCTCAAGATTTCGCACAATAATGGGCCCGACTCGGAAACACCTGTCGGCCGCAGAAACGACCACAGTTGTACCCGTGAGTTCAGACCACATAGCAGTACCGACAGTAGCAGCTTGAAGCAAGCGCTGAGTCTCGTGAATAGATCCGGCAAAACGTCCTGACATCAGCCCGTTGGTTACTTGATTCACCACTGGGACCAAGCCTCGGGTGTGCTCATATATATACGAGCTTTCTCCCTTAATCCACCTCAAGAATGAGGATGGAGTGTATAAGAGAGGCTTGGGAACGCGTGCGTATCCTCGATAATATAAGACCCTAACATGGTGCTCAGGTCCTAGAGGTGCGGGCGCAGCGTACCGTCTTGCCGAAGGGGCAGAAAAAGTCCTCTTAGCTTGTGATTGTGCTGAGCGAAGCAATCCCATAAAGAAACCTACATCTAGGTGATTGCATCTCATTAGATATAGGATAACATTCACTCCGTTACGATGGGCTCGAAGGGCTTCTTTCGCTGACACAAACAGAGAAGTAGTAGCAGCATTTGAGGCCTGTCGCATGTATGCAACAAGCTCTTGCCGCACTCCTAGCTCGCGCATTTCAATAGCACGATAAATCCAAGCTATAAGAGGCCTAGTGGTTATGTCTTCATCTGGCTCACCAGGATCGTTAACCAGAAAGAGACACTGCATGATGTCATCATCCAGCACGAGCTTTGGATATGTGCCGCTTGGGGCACTACCGTCAGTAGGATAGCCGGGGACGAAAGACAAATCAAACACTTCCGCCATGGAATAGTTGATCTGCTCATCATGTTTGCAGAACTGATCATAGTCAATCGTGTCTGCAGGGGTCAGCATGTAAGAGTAGTCAATAGGTCTAGGGCCAACAGGCACATTGACAGTCTTTTCTGCTGGGTGGAAGTAGTCATCAGTAAAATCCTTCCACCAAGGATCTTCTGTAGTAGGATTAGAATCCCGAGGATCACTGGAGAAATCATCCCACCAGTTATCTTGGGAAGCTTGGCCGTCACCACGGGCCTGGGTTGAACTGCCATTGGCAGGAGGACATGAGTCCATAGTATTAAAACAAAACTCCTCATTGGGAGTGGCATTACTGTCTGAATTGTTCATTTGAGTAAGTTTGGGGGCTCCTAGAGCTGAAACAGAGGGAAAAAGAATGCCAGCACCTACCATCGGTGCTGGGGGGCCCGCTTCACTGCGGGCAGGGGTGCTCACGCCAGGTGCTCCAAAGGAGGCCTTAGCAGAGCAAGAGCACGATTCAGTGATGAACTGAGATTCGGCTACGCCGGTCAACGGCGATTTTGGACTGGGATTGCTCCCAGCGGGCGTCTGAAAACCGTATACAGACTGGCGGGACTCTAAAGGAGAGTCTTCCTTTGCTATATTCTCCAAGCGGGAGTTCTTTTCTTCTTCGGGAAAAGGGTCCTCTGTATTAGTAGTTCTGCTCATTTTTCATAAAAACGGGTTGAACCCACCAGAAATTGAAAGAAAGGCGGTGGGGCTTTCTTTAACACTGCGATACTGCAGATAGGTTCCTGAGACTGGCAAACAGGATTCCAGGTCCGATCATCGGTCAGACCAACGGCATAGAACATAAAATAGTGAAACAAAAATCACGCGGGGCTGTTCTATGGAAAAACCCGCACTCCAATAGTATGAAGTGTACGGGCGGAGCATGCTACTCCAATGGTGCGCCCGGATGCACCGGTCAAAGAATCAGAAACTCGCAAAATATGCGGGAATCGTCATCTAAGGGACACATTGCGTGTCCTTCGAGAGATGCTTAGGGACTCTCGAAACAACATTAGTCCGCTACTCAAAGCGGGGGGTCTCCCACTGACCCTGGAAAAAGTTGATAACGCTGTTCCACCAGCGGATAAGTGAGGTCTACACAATTTAGGCAACTATGTAGTCCGGTCCTCATCAGACCGTAAAAGGGGGGTATTATAATCAGATGTAAGATCTCTAGGCGAGATCATCTGAAAGAATACGCAAGCTTTAGGCAAGCTTGTTTTGTGTTCAAAGAGGGGGCGCTAGGCGC